TTATGACAGTTGATAATCTAAAATCTTATTTTTCAATAGAATGAATGTAATCCTTTCTTTTTCTAAGTACAAGTGTTGCCTATTTATTTTCTCCATATATGAGATGTTTGTCATTGAAAAAAAAGAAAAACATGCTGTTGATTGATATTTTGAGTTTTGGGTGGACATGAAGATATGTTTTTCAGCCATAAATCTAGCTGTATCACAAATATTTGCTAAATTTGTAAACGATAAAGTACTCATCATTTTTTTGATTATTACTTTTGTTCATTGTACACTTTTGATAAAGAGTACAGTTTAAGAGTTATCAGTAACTCACTTATGAAAAGTAAAGATTGATAATAAAAATAGATAAATAAATATGTTTCATATACAGCAACCAACAGAACAATGGATTGACGAAGTTGTGAATGTTATTAATGAAAATCAGTTGAAACCTGAAGAATCAAAATTCATGATGGCATTCTTTTCCTCTATGGATTCTGAATTTGTAGAATACTTTCAGAACAATAAGACGCAAATTTCATCTTTTAGTGGACATAATTTTCATATATTCACCCCTCTTATATATGAAGATAGAGTTATTCCAGATGAAGAATGGAGAAAGATGAGAAATGAATTCAAATCTTTCGGGATTCCTATTGGTACAGAACCTACATTCATCTTCTTTAATATTTTTAAATCAAAGCAAGATAAATATGAACCAACATTTTTTGCAGGTTTTGAGTGTAATACGTTTAATGAATTTCCGAGAAAGCTTAAAAATGCCATAGATAAAAGTATTGAAACTAAAGATACAAAGCGATTGGCAAACAAACTTTCTGAAGTTTTTCTTAGCAAAAATATTATCCCAATTGATAAGGTAAATAATATATTGAAAGAAACCATAAGTCGAAAATTACCTCAAGCAAAAGTATTTATAAGCCACTCAAGTAAAGACAAGCCATTTGTTCATAAATTGAAAGAAGAACTTTCCAAAGACAATTCATTAAAGTTTTGGATTGATGAAAATGAAATACTAGCAGGAGATGATATTCAAAAAACAATTTCTGAGTCATTAAAAGAAATGGATTATTTATTGCTTGTTATTTCCGAAAATTCGATAAAATCACCTTGGGTAAATTTTGAGGTTTCACAGTTTATGGGGATTGCTGAAAACAAGAGAATAATTCCTATTATTTTATCAAAAGGACAGAGTTTCTCAGAACCAATAGATAATTTGGTTAGGCGATTGAATTATTTAGATTTTTCAGATAAAAAAAACTGGCGTAAAAATATTACTTCAATTAAGTCAGCACTATTAAAAGGCACAGGGATTGATTGCCAATCCAAAGAAATAAAAATTAACTTCAATAATACTGTTGATAATGCAGTTATTGGAAATAATAATAAAATTGTTATTAACCAAACGAGGAAAAAAGTAGTTCAAAAATATCCTGATGGTTGCATTGGTTCAGATACAGTCAAAGCAAATTATATTGGACACCTAATTAGCCGCTATAATGAGTATAAAGAATACGAAGTCGGAAAAGGTCAGGTAAAATATGCTGTATTTGCAAGTCAATTAAAGAAACGTTACAAAATTGCACCTACGAGAACTTTGTATAATCTACATATCAACAAATTTGATGAATTGGCAAGTTACATTCAAATGAGAATAGATGGAACAAAACTTGCAAAAATCAAAGGAAAAGAACATAAAAACTACTCAACATTTGAAGAATTTGAGAAAGGACAAAAATAAAAAAAGCACCTGTTAATTACTGATTCAATGTCAAGCTTAATTTATTTATTCTTAATAGTTTAGATATTAGTAACAAGAAAACACAATAGTAGTATATAAAAAGAAAAAAATGAATATTGACTTGAAATTTTTAGAGCCATATTTAATTTATATGATTTTCGCATTTCTAGGATTGCTTATCCTGTATATTAAAACGTATACGACTGAAAAAGCAAAAATGGAAGTTCTAAAAAGCGAGAACAAGAAATTAATAGAGGAAACGGAAAGAATAAAAAAAGACTTTCAATTGGAAATATCTAAACGGAGATATCAATATGAGAGTAAAAAAGAACAATATATATTATTTTTCAAATTATTAGACCAATTTACCAATGAAGCAAACAAAAGTACTCAAGAAAAGCTGTTGCCTATTTTAGATGAATTTAATAGAAATTTTTTGAATTCTTCCAGCAGGAATGATAAGAAAGGCGAAAATAATGCTACATCTGTAATGTCAAAGAAAATCCAAAGATTGACATTTGAAGCAAATGAAAGTCTAATAAAAATTAAGCAAGAGACAAATACAATCCGCTTAATAGCAAGTGATAGAATAATACAAAAGTTGGATTTATTAGAACTTGCATACGACAAGAATATGGAGCAAGCAATTAAAATGATGAATGATTTACCAAAGCAAATGATGTCTAATGACCAATATGGGATGAAAAAAAGTCAAAGGGAAATTGAAATTTCAGCATTAGTAATAAAAGAAATTAAAGATGAAATTATAGAATTAATGAGAAAAGAATTAGATGAAATATAACCTCCTGCCATCAACATATAATTTGGATTTTGTTAGTATAAACTTGAGGACAAAGTGTTTCGAAAAGAGCGACTTTATCATTGGACTATCAAGTGTTCATGTACTTCTTCAAAAAGTAATGTTTTTGTTGAAAAATTAGGCTTTAATTCAATAGGTGACAAAAACTATACCATAACAGTCGATAATCTAATATCTTATTTTTCAATGGAATAATCTTAATTAATTCTTTCTTTCTCTGAACACAAAGGTATATTCCAAGAATAAAACGGCAACACCGAGCCGTAAGCGGTTTTTGAAAATTTCTTCCTTTTTCGTTCCTTAAAAGAGTAAATTTCCAAAAAGTGTTGCCTTATTTATTCTTTCCATATAGGAGATGTTTATCAGAGAAAAAAAGGGAAAAAATATGTTGGTTGTGATGTGCTTACTTTACCAATTCATATTTTCCCTCAATCCGTTCTGCAAGATTTGTCATATCCTCATTGATTTTGGTACGTGTTATGTCCGCATAGATTTGAGTAGTGGAAATGCTTCGATGTCCCAATGTCTGGCTAATCGTTTCTATCGGAACACCCATTGAAAGACAAAGGGTTGCATAGCTATGCCTTGCCGTGTGCGTGGTCAGATTTTTTCTAATTCCGCAAAGATCGGCAATTTCTTTCAAATAACTGTTCATCAGTTGATTGCAAGGAACAGGCAGCATTACGCCTTTGTCAAGGCAATATGGATTGTCCTTGTATTTTTCAAGTATCTGCTTCGGAATGCTCAAAAGCGGAATGTTACAAAGGTTATTTGTCTTTTCACGGGCTTTTACTATCCATAAATTACCGTTACTATCTTCGGAAATATGTTCGGGGCGTAAATTATATACGTCTATAAACGCCAATCCGGTGTACACACGGAAAATGAATACATCCCGTACCAGTTCCAGCCGTTCTATCTTAAATTCTTTCTGCCATATCTTATTTATTTCAGTTTGGCTAAGGAACTGTTTGTTTACTTCCACCTCGTGAAACTTGATTCCGGCAAACGGATTTTTTGTTATCCATTCGTTTGCAATGGCAAGGTTTATCACTTTCTTGAAACACTTCATATAACGGATAACAGTATTTTGTGCGCAATGCTTTTCCGTTTTCAGGTATAAATCAAAATTGCGCACCAATTCCCCGTTTACTTCACGTAGTAGAATATCATCTACCTTATAATCTCGTTTCACCAGTTCCATGAGGTATTTAAGGCAATTATCGTAACGTCTTACGGTAATGTCGGCATAATCCGTTCCGATTAGTTTCCGGCAGTTGTCGTTATGTTCCTTGAATACATTATATAATGTCTTGAAAGTTTCGTCCTTTCCCTGATAGCGGTTTACGATGGCACGGGCAGAAATAATCTTTCCCTCCAGTTCTAGATCTTGATAGATTTGATAGAATTTCACACGCAAGGCATCAATGTAATGGTTTAGTTCTACGGAATTGCGGTCTTTGCCTATTGATTTCTCTTTGTCCTGCGACCAAAGTGGGACTTTTACACTTCGTTTTAGTTGAAGTTCCACATATAAACGGTCATAAGTGACGCGTACACGCACGGGAGCTTCCCCGTTTTTTAACAGTTTGCTACGCTTGATGAAGAACAAAACGCTGAATCTTTTTCTTTCCATACTGCTCAATTTTTAATGATACAAAGTTAGGAAATCGAACCGAGGACTCTGTTATGTAAAATAGCGCAACGTGCTGTAAAAGAATGAAGTAACTATTGAGTAGTGGAACATTCGGGGCTTTCTAAAACCGTCCCCCGAATAAGGACGTACAGTTTGCTTTAGTCCCACTAATTTTGCCTATTCTTGGAAAAGAAAAATCCCTGAACTTCTTTGAAATTCAGGGATTTACATCGTTTTGTTTTCTCTTAAAGTGGTGCCACCAGGAATCGAACCGGGGACACAAGGATTTTCAGTCCTTTGCTCTACCAACTGAGCTATGGCACCATTGTTTCTCGTTTGCGGTTGCAAAGGTAGGCATATTTTTTGAATCTACAAATTTTTTGCAAATTTTCTGCCAAATTCTTTTTGGTTTCAAAAAAATGATTTACCTTTGCACTCGCAAAACAGAAACGGAATGTAGCGCAGTTGGTAGCGCACTACGTTCGGGACGTAGGGGTCGGGCGTTCGAGTCGCCTCATTCCGACACTGTAAAGGATAAGCCACTGAAAGTCAGTGGCTTATCTCATTTTAAGCAAATCCGCCGGGACGAAATCGGGACGGGAATTATTAACCATTTGTTTCTGCTGTTAGCAAAAACAAATAAAAAAAAATGTCCAAAATCCAAGAAATCAAGAGTTACACACCACCTATATTACATACGGGTAAAGATTGGTACATTGACTTTTACGCATTCAATCCTGTTGACGGAGTGATGAAACGGAAAAAGATCAAACTGAACTTCATCAAATCCGTTAAGGAAAGAAGGGCATACGCCAAAGGATGCATCAACAGACTATCAGAAAAACTCGCAACAGGATGGAATCCTTGGATTGAGCAAGAATGCGGCAACGCCTTTCTACTGTTCAAAGATGTAATAGACAAATACCGCACTTTTCTCGCCAAAATGCAAAGGGACGGGAGATACCGACAAGAAACGATCAAATCTTATAGCTCCTACCTTCGTAATATGGAAATCTTCAATGAAGAGAAAAAGGTCCCTATCACCTACATTTACCAATTTGATAAGGATTTTTGTGTTATGCTGCTTGACGAAGTGTATATAACTAGGGATAACACTGCATTTACGCGCGATAACTATCTCGGTTTTTTGAAGTCTTTTTCCACCTTCTGTCTGAACCATAACTATTTAACACAGAATCCAACAGCCGGGATCAGTAGTCTGGGAAGAAAAGGGAAAAAAAAGCTACGCAACATCCTGCCACCGGAAACACTTGCAAAAGTGAGCGACTACTTAAAGAACCATAACCCCTATATGTTGCTGGCAAGCTATATTCTATACTATTGTTTTATCCGACCGGCGGAAATGGTAGGATTGAGATTAAACGATATAAGTTTGAAAAAGCAAACAATATTCGTATCAGACAATATATCAAAAAATCGCAAAGATGGCACTATTACATTACCATCAAAAGTCATACATCTCATGTTGGACCTGCACATTTTCAACAATCCCGGTGATTATTATTTATTCTCTGACGGGTTTCGTCCCGGTAAAACAAAAAGATCTGAAAAAATGTTCCGGGACTGGTGGGCACATCATCTCAGAAAAGATTTAAAGCTTTCCGCCCAATATAAGTTTTATTCCTTAAAAGATACAGGTATAACGAATATGTTACGACATTATGATGTGTTAAGCGTACGTGACCAAGCTCGTCACAGCAGTATATTGATGACAGATATTTACACGCCTCATGATATACAGGAAGCCAATGATCTTATAAAAAATTATCAAGGAGATTTTTAGTAAGCAGATATTAAGCGGTTACCCGTCACTGGGCCGCTTGATATTCTAAAAAAAGTAAAATATGAGATTTTATTTATTATCCTCAATCTTCGCTTTGATTTGTTGAAGTAATCTAAAAGCTCCGGCCATCTTATAGTTGCCCAGACATTGCTTGGCTTGCATGATACAGGATTCAACAGTAAGTTTCAAATCCGGTGTGAAAGCGGATTTGTTAATTTGCATTTCTTTGGGAAGTTCATCAGCATGGTTGTTGAACCATACGATCATTTCATTCAATTCCTCTTCGGAATAAGATTCTTTTTTTTCAGCCATAATACATAAGTTAATGTTAGTTCCGGCAAAGATAACAAAAATAGCCCCGACTCATCACGAGCTGGGGCAGTCCAATTTATAAATTTAAAGTCTTATGATGAAGATTGTCTATTGCGCCAATGCTTTACTATCAGCATAACGACAATCAAAACGGTTACACAAACACAGGCAAAACCGATTTGTTCAGGCAGCGTGGATTCTTTTTTCTCTTTTATGGTTTCTGACCGGTTTTCTTCACGGGTATTGGAAGTGGTTTCCTTGTCAGCTTTCACTTCCGTACTGTCTTTGATTGCAGTTTCCTTCCTTTTATTCTTGCTGAAATCACCTTCCACATGACCGTCTGCCAATAACGGAGGTTTCCCGGTCAGGCTGTCAGACGGTTTTCTTGTATCATAAATCCGAAAATTAATCACATAGTTACCATTAGTGGTAATGAGTTCGCTCAAAGAGGTGCTTGATCCGTGTACGATGTTGACCGTTTCACTGGCACTGTCCTTCCTGATTACTTCTGTGTCGGATTTGACAGCCTTATGCGAGCTGCCACAGGCAAACAGCAGGAACAGACACATGAAGGGAGCCAGTAATATATGCCGGCTTACCCAGTTCATAACCTTATTATATAACCACATCATAAAATCTGCATGATGATTGAAGCGGCCACAGCGACAGTAATTCCAATTCTCCATGCCCATTCAAGGCGAGATTTTTTAACCGCTCCACTCGTGATAATGAGTCTGGCACGCAAGTTATCAGTTTCTTTCACAAAAAATCCTGGTCCTTTTTCCATAGTTGCAGTTTTTAGAGTTTCAAAACTTGTTTCCTGTTATCCCCGTCAGCCCGATAACTGACGTGCACCCAAGCGAAGTTAGACTCGTCAATCAATTGATCATAGGGCAGGTTTTTTCGGATATACTCAAACAACAACTTGTTTTGCTGTCTGTCCCCAGTGTCAATATCAGCAGCTTCCCCTTTCATGTGCTGGCTGGCTTTACTTCCCTTGACGGCCGCATTAAGTTCCGGACAGCGATAGCCACTGTTTACTGTTATTGGCTTTCCCCACCATGTGCGTAACGGGTCCAGTACGTTATCCACCAAGGCAGTCAGAGCAGTCACATGCTCCTGCCTGCATCTGTTGTTGATACCCAAGCGGTCAGCAGTCGTTGACTTGCAGAGTTCCGCAATCGTAAAAAACTTCATTTCTTTTCCTCCTTATCTTTAATTAATGTAGCCCTGCGTGGTGGAATACGACGGCCGCATTCGCTGTCGGGCCTGTCACAACGGTTATGTTCGGCATCTTTCAATTGCAGTTCCAGCTCGTGGCACTTATGAATCCATGCCAGCTTATCAGACTGTTCATTACGAAGCTCAACGTATAACGCATCAATCTTGGCGTCACGCTGGGCGATACGTTCTTCCAGCCAGTCAACCTGCTTGCGCTCGTTCTCATCCTCCATTGAATCGGCGGACGCATCCTCTTTCCGTGCGTTCGTCTTGCGGTTCACCCAGAACGTGACACCCCAACGGACAGCCTCCAATCCTCCGAAAGCCCCGATTATAGCCAACCAGTCGTTTAATTCCATTCTGTCTATTGTTTATCTGATTATAATACTACTTCAAAGATATGTCTATTTACTTACGTCATTGTTGCAGAATTACTTAAATCCATTGCCACGATATGACAATAAAAAAAGAGCCCGATGACAATATTTATTGCCATCAAGCTCCTGGTTACACTGCAAAGATAGTGAAAACTATTCCATATTCAATCCATATTGAAAAAAATAATCAGGAGCAATATTTCGATTATCCGAAGAATTTAAAGAATCACAATATTAATAGAAAACAAATAGGATTCATGAAATCTACCGGTTGTCTATAAAATCGGATGTTCTCAAGCCTTTATCGGGAAACATCTTTACTTTTTTCCTTTTCCTTTGAGCGTTTTTCAAGTCACGCACAATGGTGCTGGAAAGTACCTCCGAATAAATCTGTGTGGTCTTTACGGAAGTATGTCCGAGCAGCTTCTGGACTGTTGTAATCGCAACTCCCTGATGAACCAGCAGGGTGGCACAGGTATGACGGCTCACATGGTAGGTTATCCGCTTTTTGATACCACACAACCCGGCCAGCTTTCGAAGCTGCTTATTCACTTCCGAGTTACAAGGCAAAGCGGCAAAACTTCCGATATCCGGATAGCGGTCAAGAATGCCCAATGCCCTGCTTTCAAACAGCAGATGCAACGGCAGACGGATTTCCACCCCTGTCTTAACGGACGTGAAGTGTAACCAACGCTTACCGTTTACCTTGATAAAGTTGGCCGGAGATAGCTGGCAGAAGTCAGAATAGCGCAATCCAGTATAACAACAGAACAGGAAGGCATCGAGCACATGACGCATGGACTCCTCTTCCACCTTGACCGTTTCCAGCTTCTTCAGCTCGTCCGGGGTAAGAAACTCATGTCTGCCTTTCTCCTGTTTGATTTTGTACTTTCTGAACGGATAAGCATCTGCGTGCATATATCCCTGGTTGATTGCTTCATTGACCAAGGTACGGAGCTGTCTCATGTGCTTGGCTATCGTATTGACCGCATTGCCCTTTTCTCTTAAGTATTGCTCAAAATCACGAAGGAATGTATAGGTAAGATCCTTGAAGTCCAATCCGGAACGGAAATCATGCAGGACCGCCAGTGTCGAGTGCAGGTTGTCCTTGGTGGACTGCTTCTTGTCCGAATTGTCAATGGCTGATTTGGCAAAAGTGGAGAAGCTGACATTCACCGTACTTTTCTTCTTGACAGCATCCTTCAGTAGTGAGAGTGTGGCAGGTATTCCGCGCTTCCAATACCCCAACTCTATGCCTTGCAGATACAGGATGTATTCATAGAGCATTGTGTTGAGTTCGTTAGATTGGGGGTGGTTAATGACTTGTGCCCCCTCACGGCTCCAGCATTCCGGTTTGAGGTAAACATTGGTCTTCAAGTAGATTTTCCTTTGGTTCAAATAGGCTTCAACCTGTACAAGAGCCGTGCCCTGCCTGTTAAGTGTGTTCTGGCGGTTATATACAAGACGGTATCTGATTTTATCCATTTTTCCGCAAAGATGCATCCTCTGTTCCAAGCTGCAAAATTTAGCCAATAAAAAATACACCCCCACTTTCGCAAGTAAAGATGTATAATATCTATAAAAAAATGGTCTGTGAAAAAAACATTTGTAAAAAAGATGCCATTATTCATCACGAACGATAGCATCTAGACATTTTTATCAGCAAACTCTTTTAGTGATTTAGAATAATGTTTAATTCAATATAGATGCTACAAAGTTATATATAATTTTGTTTTGCCCAAATTATTATGTAGTTGACGTACGGTATCAAAAAGGCAGGATTCGCCAATCCTGCCCAATTCCATACACAAATCTTTTTATTAATTAAAATACCTCACGGCATTCAAAAATTAATAAATGAAAAAACATTATTAATTGTCATAGCAAAGCTATAACAAATATTTAAAAAAGAATCATTATATGAAAAAAAGAACAGAATAAACGATATATAGACCAACAAACATTTAAAATAATATTGTAATACAAAAGTCATTGATACAAATCCTTCTGGAAGGACTTCTTCCACTTGCAACAAATGAAACAAAAGGATTAGCATCCATGAATATGTGTATAGCATACGTTGGCGAAG